CATGGGTGATGTAGAAGATCCAGACTTATATGCTGCTGAACCAATTATAAAATGGCAAAACAGTGAACAAGGTTCCTGGGTCATGGAACATGCCATAGAATCACCAATTTGGCACAGAATGGTAGACCATGCTAGTTTTGGTTATACATATGTTATCCGTGCCAAACTCAAAGATGTAGATTATACGTTTTATCAACTCAAATGGTCTTGACTTAAACTCTAATCTGCTGTACAATACAACTATTAACAACTAATTTGGAGCCGTAATGGCTAATATTGCTATGGTTGCTGGTTGGCAGCTTTTAAAAAGTTTTCGAGATGTAGAAGAACGGGCTAACAAGATTGGCCTAAAATTTGCTCCTTCTAAATATTCTGGCATGGAGTTCGATACTATTGCTCTTATGCCTTTAGACGAACACTTACCTGTTTATAATAGAGAAGCAGAAATATTCGCAGGTACACTACAAGACATAGATAAATGGCTACGAGGTGTAGAGTGGGCTCGTAACTATGATGACATAATGAAAGTGAGTACTCATGACAAACGACAAACCGCAGAGAGCAAGTATCAGCAAAGAGAGCTTCTTAAAGTTATCCGAGAAGGTGAAAAATCAAAAGGCATCGAGCGAGTCTGACCTTGATGTGCCTATGAGCACCTATGTGTGTACAGGTTGCGGTCGTAAACTGTTTGATATGAACCTTTACTTTTATGGTAAAGAGAGTACCAAATGTCTTTGGTGTACTAAGTTTCCTAAACAGAAAGAACGCAGATGAAAATAAACTTAACCTGTACTAATTGCGGTGTCGAAGTAAGAAATGGTAATGGCTGGTTCCTTAGCGGCTACTACAGCATATCAGGATACTTCTGTAGTCAGTGTTACGACAAGGTATCACACGATAGTTATGGTCAACCCGAACGACCAAAGGATTATATGTTGATGTTACTCAAACACGGAGAAAAGATTTGAACGAACGAATTAGAGAACTTGCTAGAGAGTCTGGATTCTATGCTAATCCAGATGTTGAAAAATTTGAAAAGTTCGCTCGGTTGATTGTGCGAGAGTGTGCCCAAGTTAGTGAAGATGATATCACCGATGGAGATGCTTGTTGTACTAATACCGCAGTTAGAATTGCTAAACAGATTAAGAAACATTTCGGAGTTGAAGAATGATCTCACTGAGTTTTAACATACGCAACCCATACAGTGATAGATTCGAAACTTTGGCTAATCCTAGTTGGGAACTTAGCCAATATAAAATGCTAGAGTTGCAATTTGATAAAACCACAGATATCGTAGGATTTGATTTTAGATTGACTACTAGACAGAGTCATAGTGGTCTATTCCTTAGCCTAGCGTTACTGGGATTTGAAGCTATCATACACTTCTACGACACAAGACATTGGGTGAACTAAATGATATTAGAAATGATAGTGTGGGGATTCTTTTCAGCCTGGGGCTGGATTGGTGCCAACTATATCAAAGATAAGATATGGCCCGAACAGCCTCCTGCTATCGTACAACCTGAAAAGAAAGATGAAAAACAATGACAACTTATATTTTAGTTTTTTGGTTAGCTACGCCTAGTAACTTTGCTGAACATAACAGATATCAATCCGAAAACGAATGTCGTCAAGCTGCAATCGTGTGGAATCAAAGACTTCAACAGGTTAAATCTAAAATGATAGCAGAGTGTAGACTATGACCAAATATAAAATTGTAGAAGAAAAAGACGGCAATGGTGATGTCCATTACGAAATATGGACTGAACAGAAATTTCTTTGGTGGGCTTTCTGGAGTCCAATCAAACATAATGATTCAGATACTTACAGAATAACTAGAAAGTTTAGCACCTTAGAAAGTGCTAAAAAGTTTATCAATGTTCACTATCGGGAACGTCGTGTAGTAGAGGAAGGCCAAATTGAAAACTAAAGAAGAAATTATAACTGGTATGTGCTACACTTGGCGTCATGACTACGGTTTGAACAAACAATCCGATGACACAGTCATCAGTTCGATTACTGCCGGCATGTCAGATTCGGAAAGACAGAGTCTTTACAAACAGATGGAACAATTGTATACTCATCACATACAACCGTTAGTTGAAGAAATTAATCAGCTAAAGAATTGACCGTGGGGAAAGACCCATACAGATTAAAGCACTGGTAGCTCAACGGTTAGAGCCGGAGTCTCTAAAGCTCAAGGTTATGGGTTCGAATCCCATTCGGTGCACCAAACAAAGGAAATATTATGACTTATCAATTTGAACTGGATGTCAGCACTAACATCGATGCTCAAACTGTTGAACAAATTGTTGCTAACATTGTACAAGAACGTACAGGTAAACAAGTAGATAAAATACTAACCAAAATGACCGACGGTAAGTTCGACGGTTTTGAAATACATTTTGTCAGCGAAATAGCAGATACTACACCTAGTAAAAAAGAACATATAATTGATAAAACATTTAAGGTGTTTAAATGGGATCAATAAATACATTGCTAATTTTTTAAGGAGATTAAAATGGCATAGATTGAATTTGCATGTGATGATATAGTTTTCCACTTTAACAAGAAACATTTGGAAGACTCGACTATTCCTATGTGGGTCGTTAAATTTCATGGGGAAACTTATTATGTAGAACACGTTGACTGCGATGTTCCGTGGAGCACAAAAGAAACGCCAACAAACAGTCATACCAAGGGCAGTATTAAGGTCAAGAATGTATTACTTACAATCGACGACAACAACTGTGCCCACATTACTAATTTAACACTAATTGATAAAGTAAGACTGCGTAACCAACGGTTAGGCATTACTCGTATCATCTTTGCGTATGGCAATAAAATGCATAACGCCTTAATGGCTAACGAGTATAAACACAGTCCATTTAAGAACGTTAGTGGGGGATGCGGAACTGCTTGGGTAGTTTGTGATTTACTCAAAAAGACAGAGTACACTTTGGCCAGTTTAAAATATAGCAACGATTTCAGAGTGCTCAAACCAAACGAAGCTTATTACAAAGCCTATGATGATCCAAATCAAAAATGGATTGAAGAAGATGAACTTGACTACGAAGAGGAATGATAGTATACTATGAACATGGTAATACAATTACAAAGAGATATTAATTTTAATCAATTGGAAGCAGACTTAGAAGCGTTAAGACTCACACCAAAAAAAGATTATAAATTAACGTTTCATTACGAAGATAATGAAATATCCATAGAGTTTATGAACCCTATGAAAGCCAGTTTATGGAGAATTGCGGTTGGCTATAAGTATATCTGATTGTGCAAAAGTTGTACGTTTTGGTCGAGTGGCTGTGATCCACAGTCCTCAGCATGGTGCTGGCTGGTATAGCTGGCATCGTATTGAAGAATTACTGTTTGATCCACAACTGGTTGACATGATCGAACGCGGAGCCGAGGCTGAAGAAGTAGAAGCCTACTGCGAAGAACACTATCAAAACGAACACAAATCCGCTTATTGGGGCGGTGTAGATGATCTTGTGATTACTTGGATTCCCGAAGGCAGCTTATTTCGTATAGACGAATACGACGGTGCCGAAACTATTGTACTACAAGACGATGACCTCTGGATCGTTGCCTGACTCTATCAGAGTCTATCTAACAGACGAACATCATCCGGATCTTGACTATAATCGTATGAGATTGTATTTTATAGATGCTGCTATCTGGGCTACTAAACATTGTCCAAGTTATAAACGATTTGACATACAAGATGTGGCTGACCATAGCCTAACCTGTGATCAAATTGCTGAATATGAATTCACCGACGAAAAGGATGTGATGTGGTTTAAATTGAGGTGGCGATGAACGAAATCTTAAAAGACATTTATTATTTGATCCTTGTATTTGCGGTTACTTGGGTAGCTTTTTATCTGGGTACTAGGCATGACACTGTGGAACGACGTACTAATAGATATGATTGTGCTCTTACTGAATTTGTAGCTGACATTCCACAGGATGTTAGAAACGAGTGTAGACGTCGTAGAATTGACTCAATAAATAAACAAAAGGACTAACATGGATTTCTTAATGGGAATATTAGTGGGCATTGGTATTGGCTTCCTTTGGGGAGTATGGCGTGCTACACAAAGTTTTATAGAACGTATTGTTGAGAAGCCCGAGGAGATACGTGAAATCATGGCCAGGGTAGAACGTGCAACACGAGAAGACGCTGCGGAATCCTCTAGTCAAGAATCTAAATCCAAATCAAAAGAGGAATACCGTACAGAATGGCATCAAGGCGTGTGTTATCTATACGACCATAATGATAACTTTATGGCACAAGGTGCTGATGTTGTCGAAGCCATGAATAACGCTGAACGACGATTCCCAGGATTGAAGCTGAACTTTCGAGTAAATGATCCTGACAAATCCCACCAATAAGTTTGCTCTTGTACAAACTATAACATATAATAGCGATTAACTGCACAAGCAGTCTTTAAAGCCTGTTTATTAACTTAAAGGAGATTAGGCATGTTTCAAAAACTTAACAAAGGCACCAAGGCCTTCAAACTTTTCACTGCACTATACAACGGTGAGACCCTTACCCCAGCACAGATTCAAAAGCGTTTTGGTATCAAAAACGTGACTGCTGAAGTTAGCCGTGTACGTCAAGGTGGATACGCTGTCTATGCTAAGACAGAACGAGCTACTAATGGTCAACGTGTTACCCGTTACGAAATGGGTCAGCCAAGCCGTAACATTGTAGCTGCCGGTTATCGTGCTCTTGCACTAGGTCTATAAACCGTAGCCAAGTAGTTACTGGCGGTTTAGAAGCACTGTTCGCAGTGCTTTTTTTATGGGTAAATATTCGTGGAGCGAGCAATGTTATTCATAGATCAAGACCCTGACACGGGCATCAACACCTATATGGTGTGCAATGACGCAGGACTGTGTCTTATACGTACTACCAGTAGTCGTATAGCTAATTTTGTCGAACGTCACAGTCGAGGTGTAGCTCCAAGCCTGAGGCTCACTGTGGGAGGAGATCCAGGTACTCGAACTAATCAACATCTTTGGCAACATGTTAGACGTTGGTCAAAATAAACTGCTCACATTTGCCCTACCCCTATTAGCCTAGGTAGTAAATATTCTCTGTAGTAAGCCAACCCTTAAGGAGAATATATGGCAACTAAGAAGCCAGCAGCTAAACCTGCAACCAAAAAAGCCCCAGTGAAGAAACCTGTGGCTAAAATCAAAGCATCTACCAAAAAACCTACGGCCGTAAAAAAGCCCGCACCAAAGAAAACTAAACCAGCAGCACAACCAGTAGAACAAGAATTAGACTTTAAACCCATGAGCAGCTTCTTATCCATGCATGCCGGTATGGATCCAGAACAGCAAGCAGCTCTAATCGCTGAACAAACTCGTCGTGCTTTTGATGTAGAAGCTTATGTACAGTTTAACGTAGCACAAACACAGGTAGCACGTAGTATCGTAGAAGAAAACGTCACTGATGCCATGCAGTCATGGGCTATTAATGCTGGCGGTAATCGTGAAATGATCATGCGTACTACAGATGATGTTTATCGTAATCGTCTTATGATGTTGAACTTGCTTAAACCTGCTAACCCAGTGGAAGCAGCATTTCAAGAGTCAATGATCAACAAGACTAAATTGGAATACCTACAGCATCGTAATGTAATGAATCGTCGTATGGTGGATATCGCTCATGATATGGCCAACGCTATTAAGGCTATTGGTCAAGCATCAGAGAAGTTCTATCTAGCCAACGAAGAAATGGCAGCATTTATCAACGATACCGCAGACGAAAATGCAGTATGGTTCGATGGCGAACTACGTACTATGATGCGTGAAGCTACTGGCGTGACTAATGATCAGCGTATCAGTCATAGTATGGAAATCAGTCAACTATTGGCTCAGGACGCTCAAACTGGTCGTGCCCGTATTAGAGAAGTAGCTGAGTTCGCTCAAACCCTAGGCGATAGCTTACAAGAACTACAGGAAAACGGTAACGAACTGCGCGAAGAAGTTATAAGTATTCGTGAAAAAATTGACGCTAGTCAACGTAGAATCGCAGACACAATCAGTAAACGTGTCTAATATAATCATACGCTCAAGGGCACCTAGTGTAGTAGAAATGGCTGTACCTTGGCGTAGACGCAGCAGAATACGACGTATACTAAATGAACTTAGACGTATACGTCGTAGTCAACCTCATATCCGATTAGAATACTGTAGACAACAACACATGATCTATGTTAGATTTGATCAGGATAGAGACTATACCCTATTCCAATTAATGTGGCCCATAGATTGTACTCCATTTGAACTGACCTCACATTGGCCTACAACTGCGTAGCAGCCGCGACGCACCCGCAACAATAAAAAATCCTTAAATACAGTATGTGGATACTGAACCTATACTTCTTTGTGGTAATCTTCGCTGCTATACGCACAGGCGACTTATGGATGATCATCCCTATTACAATAATATTCATGCTACTACACTACTGGCTAGCAGAAACGGAAGATAATGGAACTGATAACTATACTCAAAGGCCCGGCAGCTATGATAACAACTATTATAATAGGCTGGCTGATGATACGCACAGTGATTTGGATAACTCAAAGACATGATGAGTAACATATACTTGTTTGCACTGATTATAGCACTGACAGCTACATGGATTAGTCTACTTATGGGCGGAGAATAACATGTGGGTATTATTAATCAGCTTATATTTGGGACAACCTTTGGGTCAGACTGAAAGCAAAGGTATGATACATGCACCACACACTAGCTACGAAGCTTGCCTAAAAGCTAGAGATCAAGTTCGAGCAACTTGGCAATTAGATGGATATAGAACTACAGCACGATGCATATGGGTCAAACACTATAGCACAAACAACGGAGCATACAATGAGCGATTTAAATAAACACTTGGATGAAAACCCCACACCAGCACCCTGTGAAGATAACACAGATAAAGAACGATTAGAACTAAAGAGCAAGTGGTTTAGTGTAAAGCTGGAAGAAATTAACGGATACACATTAGCTGCTATGGCCATGATCTTGACAGCTTTGGTTATAATTGTGGCTCTACTTGTGCCAGCATGAAAACTATACATGTACAGGCTCTGGTGACAGGGCTAATCTTGGCAACAGTTGCACTATACAGCTGGATCACATAAGGCCCCGCTGCGCACAATTAAGGACGAATTATGATATTCCCAGATTTACCTAAACATTATCAATGGATGCAAACAGCACCGGAACTTGTACAGAATAGAACAGCTGAGGTTCACACAGTACAGGCCCCGCTGCGCACATCTAGTGGTCTTACTATAGATGAATGGTTTGAAGAACATGGATTCAGCACAGGCCCCGCTGCGGGATCTGCGAGAAACAGTGAAGAACCTATAGATTGGTTAGCTCGTGATGCTTGGGAATTCTATGCATTGTGTACAGCTATGGTTTTATGGATTGTGTACTGGTATGGCGTACACCTAGGAGCATGGTAATGAAATGGTTATGGGGTTGGATTGCCGTGGCGGCACATGTAATGATGGAAGTCCTGGCGGCTATTGGATCGGCACATTTGTGGTAGAAAGTATTATACTATAGCCTGTCGTGACCTTAACCAAACTAATTCTTCACACCGTTGCCGCCCTATGGTAGACTAAAGTATGAGCCACAACCCCAAGGTTCGTCACACAATTCTACACTTTTTCACACCTTTTGACACTTTTCTGCCGCTTTTCTACATCTAGATTACAGAATCGTTGTGATTCTGTACACAATTTCACACTTTGTTAGTAGAATCATAATGGCGCCCCAACCGTTGCGGATTCTGCAACTGTATTCTAGGTTAGTGTGCGCTTACTTACACAGTTGTGAATTTATTAAGTTAGTTAGTGCTTACTATACACAGAACCGTTGCCCACCCTCCACGTCCATCCCCAGACACGCTGTTCGAACCGTTGGACCTAGGAGTTGTTGGTTTTGTTCGCTCTCTTAGTGTGTATATTATAGCACCTCTAGCCAAAAAGTCAACCAAAATCGTGCAGATTCGCAAAAATACAACACTTTCTTTTTTGGTTGACATTTGATGTAGATAGTGTATAATAGTGGCTTAGTTAGTTAATTAAGGAGCTGAGATGGAGCTTGCAGAGATTATAACAGTCAACTATAGTGTAGACTACGATATGCTATACGACGAGGGCAAGAGCCCAGCAGAATGCGCTGAACTGTTTACTGACTTGTTTGAGCGTACTATGAGCAATCTACTACGCGATACTGAGCGTGATAACGTGGGTGGTGTCTATATATACTATCGCGCAGGCGAACGTGTAGCATGGTTTGATTACGAGAACATGTGGGGCGGGCGTTACGAATAAAACGGTTGACAAATTGGGCAGAAGACTGTATTATACACGAACACTAACGAAAAGGAGCTAAAGATGGAGCTAACTCAAAACTTTGTTAATCATGCCGTCCTTGAAGCTAAGGAAGCGGCTTATGCGGCTGCGGATGACTTCTTCCGTCAGCGTCTGAATGGTGTGGATCAGTATGCCTGTGGCTTTGCTTGGGTTAACATCTGGGAGCACAATGGCGTCAAGATTAAGGGTAACACCAAGTTGGGCAAGATGCTTAAGGCAGCTGGTGTGCGTCAGGACTATACTAAGGCGTTTCAGATCTGGAATCCCAGTGGTTTGAGCGTACAGAACGTGGACTGCAAGGAAGTGGGTGCGCAGGCTGCGGCTGATGTATTGAAGAAGTATGGATTCACAGCCTATGCAGGATCGCGTCTGGATTGATGTTGTTTTTACGCAACAGGGTGGATTTTGGTTGACAAGTTCACCCTGTGGTGCTATACTATTGAAACTGTGTAATTAACTAGGAGCTGATATGCGTGAAGCAACTAATCGTATTTTGGAGCTGGTGGAAGAGGGCATGTTGGACCGTGATACTGTTATCATGGCCTGCTTGAAGTACATGAGCGAGGACGATGTAGCAGACATGGCTCACGCCAACGAGTTCTTCTTGGATGAGGACGAGGAGGACGAAGAGGAAGACGAGGAGTGGGATGGACAGCCTGATGAGGCACAGGAGTGGTATGACTTTGATCCGGAATGCTAATTTCGGTTGACAGGGTGTAGAGTTGGTGTTATACTAGCTCTACACTAACAGAACAGGAGCAGACATGCGATACTATGACGAACTGGCCCGTTACGAGCGTGAGGGCTTTGAAATCATTGTGGATAAGACCTATGAAGACATACATCCCCAAGACTGTTTTGACGACTCCTGTTACGATATCCCACAGATCTGCCGTGACATCGACATGGGCAAATACGAATGGTTCATGCTCCGAGTCCGGGCTTTGGTTGAAGGGCACGAGTTGGGATCGGCCTACCTCGGGGGATGCTTATACGAAGACGCCCGCGAAGTCCTTAGTGACGGGACAGCCGAGGACCAAATCTACTTGGCTCTAGAAGAAGCCAAGCGGGCAGTATGGCCCTTGATGCGTCGATTGCAGGGCATTAATGAGACTATGGAACTGGAGGCTGTTCGTGGATAATTTTTTGGTTGACATTGAGTACGATCCTGTGTATAATACTTACATGGCTTGCTACTCCAATGGTGTGGTAATCCAGCTAGGAGCCACTACGTATCAGGATGCAGTACTAGAGGCTGATTCAATTGAACCTTATGACTATGAAGGAGCGTGAAATGAATATTCAAACTATTAATACCGCTATCATCAACGGTGGTTGGACCAATGCGGAACTCATGAGCATGACTGATGCTATTCGCTTTGCTCGTAAACGTTTAACAGAGCGTAGTAAGGCTGAACTGGCTGTGGGTGATGCAGTGACCTTTGACAGTACTAAACAGGGTCGGGTGGTTCGTGGCACTGTGCTTAAGATTGCTATCAAATATGTCACTGTACGGGAAACTTCAGGCGGCCTGTGGAAAGTGCCTGCTAACATGTTGAGCAAGGTTGAGGATGTTTACGCTTAATAGAGTATTAGAGTGGGGAGCCTGCATTGTTACCCTTATAGGTGCAGGTTTTACTGCTTACAATGTATACCCCTTGAACATTATGTTCTTGGAGTTTGGTGCATTAATTTATATCTTTTGGAGCATACGTATACGCAAGCTCAGTTTGATTATAATTAATGTGACGCTGTTTGCAATCTACTTACCAGGAGTTTTAAGACACTTATGATTCAACAATACGAAGCGTGGTACAAAGACCCTAGAACTGGTGCTATGATCAAGGTCTACACCCAAGCAGATAATGTATCAGCAGCCAAAAGCTTGCTAGAAGGACAATATGGTGCTGCCAACATCTGGGGCGTAGGCGCAGTTTAACAATTTAACAACCGTTGTAGAAATACAACGGTTTTTTTTCGGTTGACTTTTGGCTAGGGCGGTGCTATACTATTGAAACTGTCAAAAACAACTAGGAGCTGAGATGTCAAACTATCCAAATATGAGTTACTGCATGTTCCAAAACACCCAAATGGCCATGGACCAGCTGATTACTTTTATGCAAGAAGCTGACCAGGATGACATGCTGGACATGAGCAAGGACGAGCTAAGGGCCATGCGTGAGCTGTTTGGTTATTGCGAACAGTTCATGAAGTTGGCAGAAGAGTTTGATGACCGTAGACAGCAGCTCCTGGATGCCTGCGAAGATGACGAAATGGAGGAGTTCTAATGTATACCGTTGAAATCTACAAGAAGGATGCTCGTACCAAATCAGGCGAGCGTAGGGTACACAAGGAAGACTACAAGACAGACAATCGGTCCATGCTGGAGCATACTGTGCAGACCACATGGTTAGCACGGGATGGCTACCGCTACGAGATACACGAGACCTATGTTGTGCGTAAGAACGCCTTGAATGGGCAGGAGTTTGAAGAACGTTACGACGTGCCTTACTACTGCTCACCACGTAGCGAAACTTATTGGAGTGCTTAATGTTAACAGCTAAACAACAATGGTTATTTGAGCAACTGGGTGAGAGCCCAGCAGACGAGCATGAGGTTAGATTGCGTCATCGTCTATGCGTGGAGCAGTACGGAGCTGTTAAAGATTTCACAAGATGGCTGACCAAGCGTCTGTATCGCAAGTGGGAGCTAGATCGTAGCAGAACAACAACACCTTATCTAGGAGACTAATATGTTAAAAATAGCAATAGGTATGGGCAGCATTGTTATGATGATTGCAACACTAATTACTGCTTTAGTAATAACCCGAATGTGCCTTAGTGCTGCTCATCACTTCCTGCTGAAATAGGTTGACATTTGGGCACAGAGGTGCTATTATATACACACTTAGACAACAACAGAAGGAGAGCGAAATGGGTACAAGATCATTGACGTTTGTTTACAGCGAAAACGATAAGCCTATTGTCAACTTGTATAGACAGTATGATGGCTATCCCACAGGCCATGGTGCTGAGCTTGCAGAGTTCCTCAGTGAGTTTGCTGCTATTACTAATGGCATTGCTGTGGGTGAGACACGTCGTACTGCCAATGGCATGGGCTGCTTGGCTGCTCAATTAGTAGCACACTTCAAAAACAGCGTGGGCGGGTTTTACATCCACAGCGTTGACTCCAAGGAGTGTGGACAGGACTATGAGTACCACGTGTATCAGGGTGGTGCTAATGGCGAGCTGTGGGTACGTGTTAAGGATCGTGGCTGCAATATGTTCGGCCTGACACTGAGCGACATGGACAAAAGTATTTTTGATGGTCCTGTTAGCCATTTTGTAACATTCTGTAGCGAAAAAACAACAGCATAAATTGGTTGACAAAGTGTAGGGCTGGTGTTATACTAGCTCTACACTAACAAAACAGGAGCAGACAATGTCTAGATTTGCAATTGAACAGTTTGTAGAGCGTGAGAACAAGTTTGGTGCCATCTTTGGTTCCAAGCCCTTGAGCTTACTGAACAAGGCGGATCGTCAGCGTATTGCAGACAAGATTGATGCGGCACTGAGCCCAGAGAACTTGACCTGCGATGGTGAACTGCCTAGAGCAGAGGTGCAGAAGCGTTACAACTTCCTCACTAAGGCTGCAAAAGAACTGAAGAGTATTGACCCTGCTGTTGAAATGTACGGATTCTAAGGAGACTGATATGCCTAACTGGTGCTCAAATAGTGTTGTGCTCAAGCACAAAGACCCTACATTCGTTGCTCGTGCTCGTGAGGCATTTAACGAAGGTACCCTACTAAATGAATTCATTCCTGTCCCTAAAGACCTCAAGGAGACTGTCAGTGGGTTCATGGGTGATACAGAAGAGCAGAAGCAACTAGAGATTCAGACTGCATACAATATCAAGAACTATGGATATGGCAACTGGTATGACTTCTGCGTAAACGAGTGGGGTACCAAATGGGATGTAGGTGCCGATGGTCAGCCGGCACAGGACATTGAAGGCGGCCTAATGTTGAACTTTGATTCAGCGTGGGCACCACCGATCAGAGCCTATGAGAAGATGGTAAGTATGGGCTTCGAAGTAGAAGCATTATATTACGAATCTGGCATGGGTTTTGTAGGCGAATGGATCGATGGCGAAGACTATTGCTATCAGATCGAAGGCAACAGTGAGTGGGTGCGTGAGAACATACCTGAGCACTTAGACGAAGCCTTCGCTATCAGTGAAGGTATGGAACAATGGGAAGAGGAAAATGAAGAAAGTTAAACCAGTAGTACCAAAGATACGTCCTAAGGAACCTAATTGGGACTTTTCAGGAATCGAAGCAGTGATTAGACTATGGGCAAAGGGATGAGCAAACTACAACTACTTCACAGACAGTGGGTAGTGTTTGATGCCCACAATGAGAACCATCGTAGATATTATGCAGACTTTTGCAAATATGCTACTTGGGGACGCTGCCCAGTCCGTTTCATAATGGACGATGACAGTAACGATTTAATAACAATGATTCAACGAAAGTTAGTAGAATATTATGTTACGGAGGAGTTTCCTGTAGTATCAAAGCCTAAAATCAAAACGGATAGATATATGGTTGACTCAGCACCAAAAACCGCTTGACAAAGTATTCGAACTAGCGTATAATTCGAATTGTAGTAGCAATATTACTTTGTATTTTTATTAACACACACATGGAGATTTTGAATGACTAACCAAACTTTTACTGTAGCTGGTACTTCTAAACACAAAGGCGAATTCAAAGTTCGTTTCGCTAATGATTTGATGCGTACCAAGAATCTTACCAAGTCAGGACACACTGACATTACACTAGTTGAGCTGCCACAAGCTATGTTGAAGCTGGATGCTATCAAGTACATCGCAACTCTGGATGAGTTTGATAATGTTGGTGCAAAGACTGCGATCATGGACTACTTGGATCGCAAGGACGAAGCACCTAAAGCTAAGGGTCCGGCTGTCAAAGCATCAGGCCCCGCTGCTAAGAAGGTTACCAAGGCTAAGGCAGCAGTGACCGCCGACGAAGACGCACCATTTTAATCGCGTGTGAGGCCTCCGTATCGTATAAATAAAATCACTATGCGATACGGAGTTTCTTTTTCAAATGACTACTTTGAGGGTTCAGTGGTAATACGTGACTTTCAAAGTGAACCCAAGGGCCGCGTGTTGGCCATCATACCTAGAGATAATAGACACGAAGCAGAACAAGAAGCACAGAGGATCTGCGACTTACTTAATAAATCCTTAGCACAATGATTTTCGAACTATATGAGGTCTGGACCGAAGACTCTCTCGGACATCAAGAACTAGTAGATACCACCAGCAGTATCGTCGAAGCTAGAATTATTGCAGAACAAGCACTTGACGATGGTGCAGAATATGTTATAATATATAGAGAAACAGAAGACGGCGAATTAGAAGTAGTAGAAGAAATGTAATGCCCGGGTGGTGGAATGGTAGACACAAGGGACTTAAAATCCCTCGCCCATAAGGCGTGCCGGTTCGAGTCCGGCTCCGGGTACCAATATCTGACCATAGCTCAATCGGATAGAGCAACAGCCTTCTAAGCTGTAGGTTGGGGGTTCGATTCCCTCTGGTCAGGCCAAGTAGGGCCTCTAGCTCATGTTGGTTAGAGCAGCGGACTCATAATCCGTTGGTGCGCGGTTCGACTCCGCGGGGGCCCACCACTCATCTAGGTTAGTAAGCACTTACTTACACACTAAAATTTTGGTTGACTTTTTTGCGCAAACCTGTATAATACAAACACTTAAACAAAACAGCAGGAGCGTAAAATGCGTATTAAAAAAGCAACTAAAGCAGACGTAGCAACTATTGTACAAATTATGCAAGCAGACCTTGCAAAATATGTAAAACTAACTAAAACAGCGTATGCAGACAAAATTGCAGACAGCACTTACATAGCAGAATTGCACTACGACGATATTGTACACAATTACAATGCACTAGTGCAATTTATGCAAGACAAAGACACTGTAAAATTGTGCGACACAATTATGCGACAGGACACTGCACCACGGGAGTACTTTTACAAAACTATACATTTTTGCACAGACAATTATATGTACTATTAATTTTTTGGTTGACAAAGTGTGTGTGCTATGCTATAGTACACACACTTAAACAGTAATTGTAAGGAGCGTAAAATGCAAACAGTTATTAAACAGCAACTTTTTAATAAATTAGCAGAAGTACAAGACCTGCTGAAACAAGCTACCTGCGACAGCGAAAGTTACGCACAAAGTTTACAGGATAACATTGGGTGGGCAGCTGAGCTAGATATTGCGCTGCGTACACTTACAGACAATGTAGATTATTACGTGGATTAATTTTGGTTGACAATGTAGTGTATGTGTGCTATAATGTACACATACACTAACAAAACAGGAGCACACAATGACCGAAGCTAAAATTGAGCGGCTAGAGCGTACACTGTGGGAGCTGGAGCAGCTGGCTAGTGAGCTGTTTGACATGGGCTACATTACACAGGGCAATGCGATTTATGGCGTGGTAGAAACTGTAGACGCTGAGCTTGCGGACATTGTAGAAGGGAGAGAGTAATGTTATTGAAACAACACGTTAACGAACTAGTAAACATGGATGCTGCTGGCCTTAGCAAAATTACAAGGCATACAGGCTACAAGGATGCTAATTTCGCAACCTGCGAGTTTGTGGGCATTACTAACGGCGGTGAGTTTGCGTACAGGGCCAGCTACTACGAGGATGGCAGAGAACAGTTTACAAAATTGTATGTGTGGCGAGACACTGCTGGGAACTTTGTAGCAGACTACTAAAAACGGTTGACATTTTGGACAGTTAGTGTATAATAGCTGCATACGTTAACAAAACAGGAGCTAAAATGTTTGCACAAGCTAAAAACAACACTGCTTACGCTAAATTGTCCTTTTGCAAAAAGCTAAAACTGTTTAAAATGATCGTTGCTTTTAACGTAACACAGCGTAACGCTAAGGGCAAATTGTTGTTTCCTGTACAACAAAAGTGCAACTATGTTAGTGGTCACTTTGCTTTAGAGGAGCTTGCTAAACAGTTAACAGTCGCGGAGCAGCACCTGCGTACAAATAAAATTGTAATTGCAGAATAAAATTGGTTGACAAGCTAGTGTATGTGTGCTATAATGTACACATACACTAACAAAACAGGAGCGAAAAATGTTTAAATTAGATGAGCGTAGTGAAGTGTACTTCCAGGGCAAGACCTACACCACATGGCACGGTAGTCCATTTGATCGTGGTAGCGCAGACAGCTACTATGGTCGTGGTGCTAAGGCACACTGGTATCCCGAGGGTACTGGACGTGGTGAAGCAATTACTGAAGAGCGTATGAGCTTGACAGAGATTGAAGCATACTACGCAGGCTATGATCACAATGAGCGGTTTGGTGACAAGAAGAATTGGTATTAAGATTATGGTGAGGAAGCAAGGTTGGGGTTTGGTCACTGTATAGTGGCTGTGCGCTGAAACAACCCGTAATGCGAATATCCTTGTGGTAAGCAGAGAGTTGGCGTGGCGACCAACCACCATACAAGTTCCGGTTACTACTTTCCTGAAAGTAGCGGGTGGCACCGAGATTGGCCCGGTGAGCTAGGACACCGTTAGAGCAATGCAGAGCTGGGCCCTAGATATGCGGACACAACCGCTAGCGAATATGCTCAAACAAATGTGGACAGGGCAACAACTCCAGCATAGGGGCGATCCGTGGAAAGACGTGGCCTAAGCAATTATACTAAAACACATTTCGAGCGGTGTCCCGGTATCGGCCAGCCCGCCCCAAAGTAGCTGTCTAGGGTAGTGTGTTTTGATATAATTCGGTTGACAACTCAGACTCTTGGTGCTATAATATACACATACTGAAACAACAGGAGCGTGATATGGGATACAAGGTACTGAACACTGTGGACAATATGCGTGACAACTATGGTCCACGCCCTGGGCTAGAAGGTCCGTACAATTTCAACGGTAGGGTTCTGTACTACGATCCAAAGGAAGGCCAGTACTATGACCCACGCACAGACTTCTACGTCAGCCACTCAGAGTACTTCGAGATGGTAGGCTTTATTGTAAAATAAGGAGTAAATATGAACTACGCACCGCGACCTTACTATCGTGTAAGCATGAACCGCAAGCGTCAGATCATTGATGCCTGCGTGGACGAGTTGCACAATCAGCAACTGGATATGATTGACGCTGCTGTAGAGTACAGTGATATGCGACAAGCTCGCGAAATTATTGATTATATAAGACAACTATGACACCTAACACACCTAGATTCCCCGGCGACCCAGCAGACTACGACTTGCCTCCACACACGGACTAGTTATGAATATAACAACCACAGATGCCATAGCCCTGGCCCTACTAATTGTTATAGGAATGTTAACTTTAGTCTACTTGGGCTGGCAGATAGCAGCTCTCTTTTTTGGTTGACAAGTCCACGCTCTGGTGCTATACTATAGACATAGTAAACAGTAAGGAGCGAAACAAATGCAAAAACATACTTGTCCGGAATGTAACGGATCAACACGTAAACCCTATAACCTAGACCCTAGCTGGAAACGGGTCATTGCTGGCTACGATGCTGCAACAGATACACTACCCTGCCATAACTGCGGTTCACAGTATATGTTCGGCCGTGCTACAGGCTTAGTGGGTCTGAACAGACTGGGCGTACCCTGTACACACATCTACAAAGGTCAGAACGCAGGACGCTGCTTGACAGAGTACACCTGCATCCACTGCGATGATAGATATCAAATTGATTCTGGGGATTAAAAAGCGGTTGACAATTGGATTGTTTGGTGTTATTATATACACATACTGAAACATAAGGAGCGTGAAATGACTGATACTAAATTCTACAAAATGATGGGCGTACTGCAACTGCTCATCGCTTTTATTAACTTCTACGTGGCCTTCGGGGCATTGAATACCCTGGCTGTGCTGAACATTGCTGTGGCTGTTATCTGTACTATGGCTGGCGTGTTCTGCACAGTGTTGGCAGCTAAACTTTTTGGAGCACTAGACTAATGGGCAAGTTCATACTGGGAGTAGTAGTAACCTTGGCAGTACTGTACCCAGCTGTGACCAAATACTATTTTGGCAATGCTGTGGACACTACTAATGCTGTGGTTAAAGGCGTAATGGAGAAGTAACATGGACAAAGATACTATGAAGGCCCTACGCGAAGTCGATGTCAACGAACTGTTCGAAGAGTTCGACGCTCAGGGCTATGCTATTGACTGTATCAACGGCAACCTAATTCTAGATTACCCCTATGGCAATCAGGACTATTGCACTGGGATCCTAGAGGGAGCAGGCTTTTACAATATCTCTAACGATGAACTAGAAGCCTGTGAAGCGGGTATACGTGCTAGTTTACAAAGTGTTAACTATCAGCTAGAGCGAATGGATCTAGGCCTAGAAGTAGTCCAGTTAGACCTTACAGACACTACCAGCTGGATGATCGTACCCGCAGGTGCTAGCCCAAAAAAGATTGTAAAATCAATCATAAAACGGTTGACAGAAACAGCATAAGACTGTATTATATACACATACTGTTAAACAAAGGAGCGAAGATGTACACTAAATTTATTATCCGTTTGATTGATGCGATCCCAACACCTACTCCTGAGCAGGGTGATCGTTGGGTCACATACACTTGTATCTTTGGGTTTGGTTTTATTCTTGGTATGTTGGTAACTGGAGGCTAATCATGCGTACATATGAAAATGTTGTTGAAATCGTAGCAAACACACTGAGCCGTGCAGCACTAGGCGGCCCATTTGGATTCTATCTGTCAGATGCACAAATTGCCTACATCTACGGCAAGGACCGTGAAGTAGTAGAGATGGACATTCAAATGGCCAAAGATATTGCTAATAAGAGATTGACAGACAGCTTTATCTAAGTTATAATATACACTACACACTAGCAATAGTGTGTAGCAATATTACACACTTATCAACAGAGCGGAGCTGAAATGAAACATACAATGAACTTTGAAATCCCTAAGCTGAACAAGTCTGTACAAGAAACAGACGAGCAGATCAAAGAGCGACTGCGTGAGCGTTTTGAGATACTGAACGACATGACCCGTGCTGTAAAGAAGGGTGATGTACGTGCTATGATTGTAACGGGTCCGCCAGGCGTGGGCAAGAGCTTTGGTGTAGAAGAAGTACTAAGCAAACACGACCTAATGGCCACAGTGGCTAACAACAGCAAGCTTAAGAAGTATGAAGTAGTCAAAGGCGCTATGAGTGCGCTGGGTCTGTACTCAAAGTTATACGAGTACAAGGACGCTAAGAGTATCCTAGTGTTTGATGACTGCGATAGTGTATTGCAAGATGAACTAAGCCTTAACATTCTAAAGGCTGCACTAGACAGTTCTAAGAAGCGTACCATACACTGGAACACTGACAGCAGACTGTTACGTGACCAGGGCGCACCTAATAGCTTTGAGTTCAAGGGCGGTGCTATCTTTATCACTAACATTAAGTTTGAGAATGTACGTAGTAAGAAGCTACAGGATCACCTAGCAGCATTAGAGTCACGCTGCCACTACTTGGATCTGACTATTGATACAGAGCGCGAGAAGATGCTGCGTATTGAACAGATCATAGAAGACGGCATGCTGTTAGAGTATGAGTTTAGTCAAGAAGAACAAGCTGAGCTAATCAGCTTTATAGACAACAACAAGAAGAAACTACGCGAACTGTCACTGCGTACAGTACTTAAGATAGCGGACTTGCGTAAGAGCTTTCCCTATAAGTGGCAAAGTGTAGCAGAGGTTACTTGTATGCGTCGCGGTTGATTCGCTCCCAACCAGCATACTAGGTAAGGGCCAAGGTGGCCCACTTGATCCCCAGTGTCCGATTCGCTCCCGGCTCTGGGGATTTTTTTTCATCGAGAGATTGAGAAAAAGATTTCGAAAAGATCGGGGGTCGGGGCTTTATTATTTTGATTTTTTGTTGTTTTTTTGCAACACGTACCGATGCAAAATCACCACCTTGAAAGGAAATAGTAGCTATTTAAAAATTTTCGCAGCTGCCAAAAACTAACCCCTAGGTACCCGTTTAGTAGCTGTAAAAAATTTTCGCAGCACTATTTTTTTATTGTGCAGATACTCTTTTACAAGTATCCTGGTCGAACCATTGATCGGAAAAATTCACGTTTATGACTAGATTCTTCGCCCCATTCTTTACTAGTTAAATCCTGTATACTAATCTGATTCTCTATGTCCGGAAAGTAGTTATAAGGTAAAGGGTCTAACGAAAGAGTTAATGTTATTCTTGGTGTAGGGTTATCTTCTGCAAATTCCACACTATGTATTTCCATTGGCCTAATCAAAGTAGCATCTGTAATTTCACATCGAGTTTGTTCAACTAAATCGTCACGATTATAAGGGTAATATTTCAAGCCATTAGGCAGCATAATTCCACCTTGGTCAACATATTCTGGTTTAGGTTCCCAAAATGTAGTCCATGTATTTGCAGTGTTCAATATAGGTATATTAACTCTTATGGGTATCACTGTGCTATCTTTGTGTGGACTACCATGTGTGTTATTTTTCATAAAATAAGCACTGACCATAATCACCTTCATATCTAGATGATCAAATGCAGTCAATATTTCTGGAACTGCATCTGTGAATTCTTGCCATTTGAAAATGTGAAATGTACTATTATATCTATCTTTAGTTTTACTTATAAATTCTCTAGTTTTAGTCTGTATAGCTTCTAAGTGTTGTACAGTAATTTTATGCCAATATTTTTTCATATTTCTACTTCTTTCTTTGATTTAATATACGCATATTTATTCCTTAATTCTACACACTGCTTGTATTTGCAATTCTCTATGATGTATAATGACCTTACGTACTTCTTCGCAAGCAGCATGAGTAGTATACTCATGTTCCCAAGCACGCCATTCACCATCGGCTATGACCAATACCCACAGTATCCATACTGTCATTAGTAGAACTCTGCACCTGGACGATATCCACGCTGCTCCCATTCGCCCAATTTACGGTCATTCCAATATATAAGAAAATCGTCTCTACTTTCAAAATATTTTTGGAATTCTTCTGTGATACTTAGACAACTCCACATGTCTTGTCCGCCCAATTCGCCTTTCATGAATTCAGTATCGCAGTGCCAATACAGTACTTCCAGTTCTTCTCTAGGCAGTTCAGCAGCGTTCAGTGCCACTGTAAGTATAAGTGTTTTGAGCATGGTTGTGCTCCTTAAATTGTTATTTATGGGTTGTTAAAAATCTTTTGCGGCTGCGCTGACGCTTCGCGTTAGAGTATCTAGCGCGGTTGCCCTGCAGGTATTCACGCTGGACTGTCTTGATCTTTCTGGTCTAGTTTGCGCTTTAACAATGTGCCTAGACCAGTTTTTTTCTTTGGAGTATCCGCAGGTGGTGCAGGCGGCATCATTTTATTAGTACGTGGTCCAGATTTAATCTCATCATAATCAGGAATACTAGCACCGCCATCACTAATTGGATCCATCAAGACCAGTTGTGGTCCTACACTACTGCCACGCACACGTATATTGTTCACGTGCAGATCCACATTCCAGTCTGGGTTTTCCTGTATAATTTTATCAATCAACAACAGTGCTTCTTTAAGTTGATCATCACGTATGTTTGTGTAGTTACTGCGTTCTACAGCACGATTAATTTGATTGGATATTTCTCTCCATACTGCATATGATTTGTTAGTAGTTCCTTCTAGATAACGCATATTGAATTCGTCGTTGAACAAACGTTCGTACATGCCAATAAGTGTTCTAGCTGGAAAGCTATCGCCCTGCTGTAGTTTTTCTATACGATAACGTGGACGTTGATTACCCTTAGGATCTTGTGTAATGTCTATGTTATAGACCTGTGGAAAGAATGGATTGTGATAGCCCTGCTGTTTTAAGTCACGTATTTCCATAACGTACTTATAGTAAGCATCTTTATCCAGTTTAGCAGTAAGATGTGGTTTCTTAATAAATTCGTGTGGATCGCGGGGATTAGTTTGTCCGCCACTGTACCAGCCTGGTTGTACGCCTTTGTTAAGTTCGCTGTCATTGTCGCGTTCTTGTTTGTCTTTAAGGGCATCAAAGTCAAAGCTAGGTTTACGATATCTTATCTTTTGATCAGTAGTATCGTATTCTTGTAGTATTTCTATAATTCGCATGTGTATATTTAATCGTGATTACCGTAATCTGTATTTTTTAACATAACGACTATAACTGCTATCACTATAAGTAGGAGAAATAAATTTATTAGATCAAACATTATTTTAGTCCTTTTTTTCTGTTAGATTCTGCTATACCTGACTGTATCATTTTTTTAAACATTAATACTACACGACTTTTTTCTTTTTCGCTGAGTATTTTTACTAGTGTAAGTTTATCGTCATAGCTTTTGGCATTGTCCAGGAATTCAGCCGGTACTGCCAATTTAGGCTTTTTCTTAGCCATTTCTTTCTTCATATTAGCTAGGGCCTTGTCAGGGTCGTCGTTATCAGTAGTCATAGTGATCCTTTCTAAGTCTATTTTATTTACTTAGGTTCGCAGTCCACCCAACGTAAATTATTATAGTGTTCATAGGGCCACGTACCCTTAGGTACTAAACAAGTGCCTAATTCAGGTTGGTGTTCCATGCGTATTTGTACCACAGCCCATATTAACCAAATAAGATATAATATAGCCACAGTACTGCTAGACCAGCACAGTATTTTATATTGTATGCGTTTTTTGCGACGTGCCCGAATCTTCTTTTGTTCTGCTGTTCGTCGCATCTCTGCAGCAATGACAATACTTTGTTCTTTGCCCACTTTCTTCATCATCTCTTCGACATCAAGATACAATGGACCTAATTCTGGTGGACTTTGATAGACCATAATTTCACGCAATTCTGCGCTCATGTGTTCTAGTTGTTTTTTAAGTAATACTCGCATTAATGCACGTTTACCTAAACTGTCTTCGCCGTGATATACTTCAGTTCTGCTGCGACGTTCTTCTTCTTCAAATACTGCTAGACATTTATAATAGTTGTCAAAATATGTTCCAAGATGTTGGCCAATTTCTGTATAGATGTTAGTAGTTTCGCCACCCTTTTTGTTCAGTTCTATTATGCGATTTTTTTCTGTGATAAACTGATTACGTTCAGCCACAGTAGGTTGACGATCCTTGAATTTATTGGCGAATTGGTCGTCAAGGTCTTTAAGGATATCTTTGACATCCCCAGCAGCACCTTTAATTTCTTTATATAGTTCGCACCCTTTTTTGACCGCCTGGACTGCTCCGTTGGCCAGGGCAAAAAGGGTTAGCGGATCCAAGATCTAGATCTCCGCATGGTTCGCTCCAAATTGTTCGCTCAGTAGTATTTACTTGGAGGAGCTATCTTTAGGGTACCATGGTGTCATTCTAGGACTGTTTTGTACACTGTAATTCATGCATTCGGCTAAAAATTCAAAATTACGGCTCAGCGTATTGAATAAATGATAGTTGATCTGTTCTGCGTGGCTATAGCTGGCTTTGCCTATTTGATAAAAGTAATCTTGATTGATGCCACGTCGTTCTAGCATATTAGGAAACACTGCGGCTGCAAACAGTGCTTGATCTCCTAATACCTTAGCTGCATGAGCTGTTTGAATAGATAATAGTGTTTCAGCCCAACTAGGCTGAGGTTGCCAGTCAGGTTTATCAGTATAGTTTGCTAATACCGCACTCATATATTGTTCTATATAAGTAGGTATAGGCCAACCATGACGATGTTTAGCTTGGTCTATGATATCAAACCAAGCTGAATAGTACTCAGGTTCAATCATACACTATTATTTATAGTGTCATGGGTCAGTTGGCAGATTACTCAATAGTTGTCTTAATTTACTGCTTTCGACCTGTACTTTACTAACAGACACACTGATACCTTCAGTAGGATCAGAATTAACTGTACTATTTCTTTGTAAGTTGTTCAATATTTGACTGCTACGGCTAGTGGTATCTGCCTCTGTTTGCCCTTCTTCACCTGGGTCAGTAATTCTCAATGTATCAATATCAAAGTCTAAGTCAATTTTCATACCTACACCACTGCTGCTACGAGTTTTCATTAATTGAATTTGATACTTACCGCGTTCACGCATAGCACGACTGGTAAAGATACCAAACACATTATCCGCTGTCTGGATCTTACTAAGTCCGCCTGAAATATGACTGTGATCGTATTCTACTTCTTCTACTGCACCTCGATTCAACTGTGCCGCTGTGACCAGCACACACTGTTTCTCCATAGCCAAGTTACGCAGCTCTTCGCTGACATACTTGTCTTTGACAAATAAGTTTTCTGCTGAAATTTTTCTACTTTGAGGCATCAACAAGTCTAGATAATCGACTAGCAGTACATCTACCTTACGTCCTAGTTTGATTTCATATTCTTTAAGATAACTTCTTATATCATTGGCTGTTTTGCCGCTGGGCATGTATTTGACTTGATACGTTCCAGATTTTTTTCCAATGACCTTAACTTTCATTTCAACATCATCAATATTTTTAAAAATATCTCTAGTAGGTATTTCAGTAATCATGCTATCAATACGCATACTGACCAATTCCTCACTAAGTTCTAATGTAAGATATACTACATTCATTCCTTGTAGTGCCCAGTTAACTCCAAGATTAGCTAAGAATAAACTTTTACCTGCACCTGATCCGCCAGCAAAGATATTCAATTCGCCTCGATTCATACCTCCGAACAATCTTTTATCCACAGTTTGCCAACCTGTAGTCATTTGTCCATTTTTATCTTTTATTCGCATTAGTCTACTTCTCGGATCTTCAAAGTAGTCAGTGCCCATGTCTTTAGTTAGTCCTACTTGCACTGCCTGCTTGACTAATTCTTCTACTGGGCCATATTCTCCTTTTTCTAACAAGTCAGCACTTTTTAAAATAGCCTGTTCTAATCCTTTATGTCTAATAAAAGTTTCAAAGTCTTGTAACAGCCAATCGTAGTGTTCTTCTTTCAAATCTCCTGGAGATTTTAAATCAGATTTTGTAGCCGCATTTACTATTTCATATGTAGGTAGTACGCTATGCTCTGATACATAATCGTTAATAAATTTAGCAGTGTTTTGTAATTTTCTATCAAACAACTCATGATGAAAAATGCTTTGGCATCTTACAAAAGTTTCTGCATCATTCAACATCATTTCTAAGTAAAGATGTTGTATATCATATCCGTAGTCTGCGTTTTGTCTTGTAGTCATATTTTATTATATTTTATCTCTATGTGTTTAGTATCTTCGTTTGTTTGATAATTTACATGATTTTTAGTATGTGCCAATACTGCTCCAATTGCACTACTAGCATCGCCTGGCCAAGGTAAACTCCAAATGCCTCTCCATTGGTGTCTTAGTTGTCGATTAAATTTACTATTGTATGCACAGCCGCCCATATAAACAAGATTTCTAAAATTAGTTAAATTTCTAGCTTTAACCATTATGTAATCCATTTGTTCTTCAAATACTTTTTGAACTGCGGCGGCGATATCGCATTTATCTTGATCAGTTAAGTTATAGTCAAAAGGCCAATTATATACACCTTTATGTAGATTATATTTTAGCACTGCTGGTTTTTTAAAATAGTCTAGCACAGTATCATAGTATATAAATGGATTACCCTTATCGCTTAATTTTTGTAAAAAATGTTCTTGTGCAGCGGGTCTAAGTCCAATCAAATCTGTAAAGGCACTATAGAATATACCTAAACTATTTGGATAGCTTTCGCTCCACAATTTTTCTAAATTCCTGCCATGCCCACTCCATATGCTTATAGTTTCAAATTCTCCTATAGCATCTACAACGACCACGGCTGCTCTATTAAAATTACTAGTATAATACCCTGCGGCAGCATGACTATGATGGTGTGGTGTATAGATTATAGGGCAGTCAATATTAAATTTTCTAAGATATACACTAGGTATATTGTCAATACTAAATGCTTCTTTATATTGTCCTGCTGTTAGTTGACGTAGTTTTTTTAAAAATGGACGTTCATACCAATATACAGTTTCAGGTTCTCCGTATATTGTTATAGCATGATGTATAATTTCTTGATTTAGATAATGATCTCCTTGTATGTGTGTAAAGTCGCTACTTCTTCTATGCCATACAGGTTCGTTGTCTCTGAACACACATATGCTAGCATCGTGGTTTAGTGCATTAATACCCCATACAATCATAATTGGCCTACTTATAGATAAAAGGATCTCTTGCTTTTAGTTCTTGTAAACGTTTTTTCCATTTACGATGTTCTAAGTATCTATTATACGGATACATTAAGATTTCTAAAATTTTTTTCATATTAAGCCTCAAACCATTTTTTTGATAGCAGTTTTATCTTCAATCCTGAAGTTTCTTTAGATCGAATTATACTGTATAATGTTGCTAGTCTTCCGTACTTTAATAATGCTTCGTTAGCATCTTTAATATCCGGATCCCAGTTAGGAAAACTTACACTCCAATTATTTTCTATTGCTTGATCTACTAACTTTTTTCCAGCTGAATCTCTGTCTGGTAAAATAATTACTTCTCTTTTAAGTTGATTAATTAGAGTTTTTTGTTGATCACTTATTTCACTACCTAGTATTGCTACGCCGTCGATACTAATTGCATCAAACGGTCCTTCGCACACTATTACATATTTACGATTTTCTTTTTGATTATCAAAATTAAACACATATCCTGGTTGTTGTTCCGAAATGTATTTAGGTTTACCATCACGCAACAGCCTAGCCGTAAACCCTACTAAATTTTTATTAAAGTAAAAAGGAACAATTAATCTATTAGGATATGCAGGGCTCCAATACCATTCGTAATCATCGAGATAAAATCCTCGATTAGCAATATATTCTATCGCTAAATTCATATCATCGTGATACTCTGCTTCTCCTATTTTTACACTATCAGGAGGTAATATTTTATCAATAAATTTTGGTAGAATGTCGAATTTTGATTTGTAATCCGAATTTTCTTTTAATCTAAGTGCTTCTAAACTGCATTTTGAAATTAAATCGTCTGGTACATTTAACCAGCGCATCAATTTTCGAAATTTTGTAGTTACTATTCTTCCAGGTTGCCAACTAGTTTTAAATCCGCAGTTAAAACAATGATAGCTAACTCCTTCATTAATCATCATACCTCCACGCTGTCTAGTATCAGAGGAAGTACCGTTATGATGACAGCAGACAGCATTAAAACTTATCCATCCGCTGGGAGTCTTTTTTCTTCTAGAAGGCAAGTGTAAGCTGATTGTATCTATGACTAGACTCATAGATATATTTTACGATATTACTAATATTTTGTCAATAGATCCGGTGTTCGCTGTATCCGGAAGATATTTAATTCTTAACCAACTTATATTATTACTGTAATCGGTTATTTCATTATACACTTTACTAACAACATCAGTAGAATTATTGATATTAAAAGTTTCTAAATCTGACCAATTAGTTGCTGCACTAACTACTGCATCGGTAGTTATTTGTACAGTTACTTCAGCATCGAAGTTAGTTAATCGAAATTCTAATTTAATTTGATGCGTGTCATTGACATCATTTCTTGGATTAACTTCTACAGACGAACTGTAATAAGTGGTTATATCTGGGTTTACTGAATCGTCGATTAGGTATATGAATTTGTCTATAATTTGAGCAGGAACAGATTCTGGTACAACACCATTCAGTAAATCAATTATACCAGTAGCGCCAAACTGACTATCTCCGTATAGCAGTGTTTTTGTACCGTCATCGTTTAAAATGTAAAGGCTAAATTTTAAGAACTGAGGCTTTATATAATCAATTTGTTCTGCATAAATTGTCATAGTAGCTAGTCCTGTAGTGTTAATTACAGGCTCTACGTCGACTGTTAAAACTTCGGTATTGTAATGATCTAAAATAACACATTTCAGATTATAATTTGTAATTGATATACGTTTTTGATCAGCATTTCGCACGTCAAATTCCACGACGTTTTTCACGCCTTTGTACAATTTTATTCTTCGTTGGTACACAGGTCTATACTCCACAGGATATGACGCCAAATCGGCAACTACCGAAATTCTATTTGAATATAAATAACTTGAAATTTTTTGCATCTTAACTGTATTTATGGCGAAATTAAGAGAAAACATACAAGAACAATTACCCTTTATTTCTGTGCTTCATTATGGAGAAAGCGAATACGTTGGGATTATAATAAATCAAGATCAATACGTAACTAGTTTTTTTGATTTGAGCATGTTAAAAACTGCTGAAGATAAAGCTGGATTATTAGAGATCGGAGAAATTTGGTGGTGGGAATCTAACAGACAGGTTCCTATAAACATATTTCTTAGAAAGGAAATAGAACCTTATCGATACGCTATTAAAACCTTTAATAGCAAAGATGTCAGAATAATGCTCGGGCCAGTAGTGAATTTATTAAATTTAACTATAAAACGAGTTAAAAGAAAAAGTGTTCAGTTAGTAAGAGCCCCAAAACGTTAACTAAATTCATAACTTACTTTTTCACATATTAAGTTCATTTGTACTACAATTGCCTGAGCATAAGCTATGGCATGCGCCTTTTTAAAATAATATTCATCATTTTCTGGTTTTTTCCAAACCTCTTCTAAGATCGTCGACCATGGCTCTCCAACTAGGTATCTCTTCGCTGGTCGTATCACTGCTAATACTGCTGCTAATTGTTCTATCGTTATTGGTTTCATTTGACGTAATATAGAACCATGCCCGTTTACGTGAAAGAGTAAGTCGATGAACTCGTCTTGTTCTAGAAGATCCCATAATGGTTCCGTCTCCATCAATTTTTTTAAATGTTCTTCGTTTTTTACATCTTTGTAAACACTAACATTTAGCAAGTCTATTTTAAAATATCCTCGTTCTTCCGCAGTTTTATAATCAATGTTTGATAGATTTGTTATAGGATTAGAGGGTATAGGTTGCACATAGATACCGGTATTATGTGGTACTAACAAATCATTTTGTAATCGACTAGCTCTAATATGTTTAATATGTTTAAGAGCTAATTCACGATCTGCAAAGTCTATATCGATATCAGGCATTATTGTATAACTTCAGTTTCAAATAAAAGTAAAGGTAAATTTTTTGATAAAAATTCTGCATAGTCAGTTGCCTCGTCTATGTTTTCAAAACCTTCTAATTTCACATAGATTGAATCGTCTTTTTCGTTCACTAAAACTTGCATGGATAATTCTGTGTTAGTGCTTCCTGAAACAACGTAGGTCATAGTCCAGCCTCCTTAATCACCTGTTTTACCAGCTCTATATCTTGCTTAGAACTTTTAAATTTTTTAGACCAAAATATAGGGTCTATAATATTACTTATGGCAGATAGCTGAGTATCGTCTAGCTGATCTAAAAGTTTTTTACCTGAATTTGAATTTAAAATTAGCCAAGGACTTACTTTTCCATCTTTAATATCAAACATGGCTCTATTTGTGCTAACATAATTAAAATAATGATTCCACATACTGTTATTCTTTTCAGCCCATAAGCTCATATGTTTGATTGATCTTTCTAATGCAGTTTCTACAGATTCTGTTTGTATTAGATTTACAATGTATTTTTCATAGAGTTCGTCTCTGCACCAATGATCGATTTTAACTCCGCTCTTAACTATCCATTCTATAAATTTATTTGGATATAACGGATTTATGTTTGAAACAAAACTGCCAAATTTAACAAATGCATTATAATACGGACTTTTTGAGAATTCTGAATAAGTTTTTGATTCTGTAGATTTTTGAGCGATTTCATAGAATTTGTTAAAGGTATAAAATCCCATAACTACATGTTTTTCATTCTGTGCAAGATGTCTTCTTTTTTGCTCGCACATATGTACTATCAAAGTCTTTTCTTTAGTAAACTTTGTTCGACAATGTACACAAACAAATTCTTGCAAGATTTCTGCTATCATTTAAAATAGTCTTTAATTTGTTTATCACTATACCCAAACAATTTTGCTTGTTCTATACATTCTTTTTCGGTAGTTAGTGTAGCAAGTAATTCTAATTCGTCAATTTTTTTAGTTGGGTGAACATCTAATAAGAATTTATATATTTTACTATTAGAATTTTTCTTTCGTTTAAATCCTATCCATTCATGATAAAAAATCTTTTTTGATTCATGACTACACATGCATAGTAATTGCCAAAGCAATTTTGGATGCTTTTGCAAAACATTCCAATGTTTATTAAAATATTCATTGACAGTTAATAGATAGTGTTCTTGTATATTTCTGTCATTAATTTTAACATTACTGATATATCTGTTTAAGATGAAAAATTCGCTTTTTAATGCTTTTTTTTGATCGTCATTTATGTCATCCCATAAAGACTTTACATTTAAATCTACTGCTGCCAATTTTTCTTTTAATTCAATTTTATCACTCATAAATCAGTCCTTGACTTAAACACCAATTATACACATCTTGATAGGATAAGTCATCTTTTTCCTGTTCAAAAACTGTGCTAAAAAGATATCTTGGTTTTTCAAAATTAATTACACAATGTCGATGCTGAGTATTAAACAGATAAAAATGGCCTACTTCATAATTCAGTTCTGTTATATTATCATTGAATCTATCAACCACATCTCCAAATAAGCAATGGCTATTCGAATGTTCGATAAGCATATTAATGGTTACGCCCCTATAAAAGTCTTTGTGCCAATTGTACGATGTATTTGGAGCCATACGTATTATCATGCAAGTTTTAATAGGATACGCTTCATTAATAGTTTTTAATAAAGATTCTTTTGACCAAATGCCTTTTCTCATTTCGAGCATATCAAACCCGTCGATGGTTATCCACTGGTCATACAAGTTTATATGTCGAGAAAACTTAATAATCGTTTTAGATTTTAATATAAACTTTTTAAATAAATGATTATTTTGGATCATCGATGCTGAGTCTGTATATCATTTTTACTCGGGAAACAGCTTTTTGTAAAGCAGGATTTGTTTTTGCTGCCAATCTAATTTCATTCCAAAGAATGTGATCTTGTAAATCTTCTATACCTGAAGATTGAATGATTGTTCTTTTTTCTTTGCCAAACTCTCTTTCGTAAACAGTTTTCCCTTTATCTGGGCTTTCGTAAATTTTTGTCATTTATATGCTACCACTCTACTACACATTGCAGTTTTAGGATATTTATTTGGTTCAACTACTGTTTTACTAAATCCTGTATCCTTCAATAGTTTACTTAAACTATCTGCGCTGTATCCCCATTTATGCAGCATTGCAACGTTTTGATATTTTCCTATATTACCAAATATTCCTGCAACACCTTGCTTTAATATTTTTTTATTATCACTGTAAATTCTACTAGGATCGGATACTATAAACTTACACATTTTTAATAGATCTGGCCATTCTGTGGCTACTGATCCTCCTGGTTTTAAAATTCTATACCATTCTTTTAACATGCCAGGAACTTGATTTGGCATGATATGTTCTATCACATGAACACTGAGGATTTCGTCTACGGTGTCGTTAGGTATAGGATATTGATCTGTTAGATTATGTATAGTTATACCAGATTGCCCTATGCAGTAGTCTCCATCTACATTTATCCATCCTTCGTAAAGATTCGGTCCGCATCCTAGATGCAATCTTATAGGCAATTGTTTTTGTTGATAATTTATTATTTCTTCAGTTAAAGTCATGTTTAATACTTTTAAAAAAATTACACCATTTATCTGTAATTTTTTCTACAGAATAATTTTCAACAACATATTTTTGACCATTTGAAATCATTTCTAGAATATGTTTCCTATTATGTTTATCTAAAGCCCATGCTATTCCTTTGGCATAGTTTTTTGTCCAAATAAAATCTTTGAATTCATCGTAGCTTTGAAGTCTGCTAGTAATTACAAATTTTCCACTGATTAAAGAATCTATTAAACGTGTAGAACTTTTAGTTATTGTACGGTAATTTTCCTCTACAGGAATTAATACAATATCAGTATCTTTCAAATAATGACCTTGCGTTTCCCAGTTCCATTCTACAAAATTAATTTTATCCATGTTAACAAACTGATGATCAGGGTTTTTTAATCTCTGTCTTGTTTTTTCCTCAAATCTTTTAGCCTTTCCTGTTACAATAGATAATTTGTATCGTCCAATATTTCTTTCAAGAAAAGACCAAATTTCCGTCCAGTTAACATACCCTAAACTACTATTGCTACCAAACCATAAAATTTTTATTGTTTTTCCTGGTGAAAATTCTGGAGTTAATACAGGGCGTTCTACAGGATCAGGGATAACAGTAGCTATTTTTCCAGTTCTGTTTAGTATTTCATCAGCCATTGTACGACTGTTACAGGTAATATAATCCGCTTCTATTGCACACGGTAGTAGTGCATCATCTTCGTCAAATTTGTTATCACATATGTCAAATACAGTAATAGCTTTTTTTCTTTTAGATTCTAATATGTTTTCTAATTGAGAAAATTTAATCCATACTGCGATATCATTTTCTTTAAGATGTGTTGTATTAGTTCCTATAGTAGAACTAATATTTCTTTTTTTTAATTCTTCAGAAATTAATCTTCCTCGCAGACGATGGCTTGCTCTTCTTTCTGAAAATTTACTAGTTAAAAAATGTACATTACTCATCAGGTTTTATAAAAATGAAATCTGCTTTTCCTACTTTTTGTATGTTCTTATACCCTAACGAATTTAAAAGTTTTTCTGGATCAGGCATAGTGCTATTTTGTCGAGTGTGTACTCTTACTTTATTTTCAATTAAAATAACAGGGGAGTTATTTTTAAGAAACTCTGTGGCTCCATCTAATAAATATCCTTCGTGACTGTCTACATCAATTTTAACAAAATCAATATCTTTAAGATTTAGATCATCTAATTTAATAGTATTCACTTTTATTGTAATCTGATCTGCTAAATCTTTTTCTTCTAATGTTGATACCCATGCGCTAAAATTGTTATTTACAAAATTTTGAATACCATTTTTATTACTGATACCAACATTTTCAATTTTGCAATTTCTGATATTGCGAATTTCTAAATTTTTATTACAACACTCAAACATTTCTTGATTAGCTTCGAAACCTAAAACATTTTTAAATTTGGTCGACATAGCGATAGTCGAGTCTCCGATCCATGTTCCAATATCAATAGCGTTATCAAATTTTCTTACATATTTAAGAGCTTCTGCAATAGCATTAACACATGGAAAGTTTTCTTCTTCTACCATTAAAGCAACTCTATCTTTAGTAGAATCTGCGCAATACCAATTACCTATTTTTTTCATTATGGTATCCTACAGTTTCTCTTTCAATGTCTTCGTGATCGAATTCCGCCCAATAAAGTTCGAAAGCTACAGTATCTTCTAGTGCCTCAAACTGATGAAATTCACCGGGGGCAACTTTAGTATACATACCGTTCATCAAAACAGTTTCGTCAACAAGATCATAATTGTTTTTCCAGACACGTATAATTAACGCACCTTTTTCAACAAAAAATCCATTCCACTTGAACTTGTGTTTATGTTTAGAACAGACACCGCCTTTCTTAATATCGATCCGATGAAATTCTAAAACACCGTTGGCTTCTAAAAGCTCTGTTTGCCCCCATACTTTTCCTGCAATCATAGTTTCCTCTTTACAAAATTTTACTTAAATTTATAAGCTCGCATTGTCTACTAATTTCTTTAACAAAATAACAGCAGTTAGGTTTAGATGAATCACTAGTAGGCACACTTAATAATTGTCCGTTCTTCATCTTAGGAAAATACCATTTAACATCATTGTAAAAATTTACAATTTCTATTGGTTTAAATTCTATTCTAAAACTACTTAACGGATTAAAACAAAATGCTTCGAACCCTCTATCATTTAAACTAGTTAATGGCAATATTTCTATATCATTGTTACTACTACTATCTCCTACAGCAATGCTCCAATCAATAGGCATAGAGATTTCATCATTGCCTATTCTTAAAACCATTGCAGGACTGTTAAAACTTTCTAAAAAAATTAATGGTATAAAATAAAAATCTGGATCTATTGGATTACTATTATCTAATACGCTGAATCTCATATTTTCATCTACATCGTCAGGCAAATTATTTAAGTCAAATGCGGTGTTATCTAAAGTTAAAATTTTCATTTTTGATTCCAATCAATTTTGTCGAGGGTGAACGGGTACTTAGCATCTTTATAATATCTTTTTCGTTCAGTTAAATGTTTTTTAGCGTATTTGCAATTAGAGGTTATATCCCAGATCTGAACGAAGTCTTTGTCTTCAGCTTTTCTAATACCTCGCCCAATGCTCTGTATAACGCGGACAAAGCTTTTTCCGGGTTCCAAAAGAACCAAATTAAAAATCCTAGGAATATTAATACCCACAGCGGCCACACCGTAAGTCGCCACAATAATCTTATTATCGCTTGTTTTAATTTCATCATATTCTTCTTTTCTGTCGGTAGTTTTTACTTTTCCTGAAACAAATACAGATTCGGGAATCAATTCTGTTAATAAATTACCAGTGTCTATTCTGTTTACTAAAACCAAGGTGTTTCCTGAGTCTGCAATAGTGTTAATGTAATTGGAAATATATTTGATTCGATCCTTATTTGTTACCAAATATTTTAATTCATCTGCATAAGACTTAAATTCTAAAAAATCACTTAATTGTAATATGTTAACATGCAGATTGCTGAGTACACCTAGTTCTTGAAGTTCGTAGGCTTTTATACCGCCAATTACTGGGCCTATGCTAGCAAAAATTATTTCAGATTCGTAATCTTGCTTAGGAATAGTTCCTGTGAGTCCCCAACGTATAGCAGAATTACAAAAATTTTGAGTCAATAAATTTTTTAACACATCTGCTTTAGCCATATGCACTTCGTCGACTATCACACATCTTACACCATCTAAAAATTCAGCTAAAGTTATTATCTCGTGTTCTTGATTTTTACTTTTTTTATCTAAAATGTTGAGACTTTGCCATGTGCATATTGTGTGAGTTTTACCTAACTCTTTTCTATCCCCATAATATACTCCAACATCTAATCCGACAAGTCGAAAATCTTCTTCTGTTTGTGTAACTAAATCTTTATTGGGAACAATAACCATTGTTCTTCCGTACGGTTCGCATAACTGAGCCAAAGTTGCTGTCATAATAGTTTTACCGGCACCAGTTGCTACTTCCTGTAGACTTTGCGGATTTTCGATAAATCTATTAACAACATCTACTTGATCGTCACGTAGCATTATAGGGTCGCCTTCGAATCTATGGCCTGATCCCCATACTTTACCTTGATCTGCCCAGTATGCGTTTGTTACTTTAGTAAAATTTAATTTTAATGATTGTCTCTTATCCTGTATGTCTTCAACAGTTACATTATTTTCTTCTAATATTTCTAAAATTCTAGGTAGTTGATTTATATAACCATTACCGCCAAGGCCAAACAACGTAACACTACCATCCCATCGACCTAATTTAAATGAAGGCCGATATCTAGCTGTTGGATCAATATATTTGAATTTTTTAGAAAGCTTTCGTCGAATTTCAACAGGCAATCCTTCTAATTTTATATTAACTTCGTCTTGAATAATTAATTTACAAAATATCATAA